GACAGTCGACGCCGTAGAGAAATTCCTTGCGGCTGAAGACATTGTCGTCGGTCGGGCTATCCTTCGCGACGAACTGGGGCGGCTTGCGATCCTGGAAGATGATCGGCTTGAGCGCGCGCGTGTCGTCGATGAGGAACCAGGGCGTACCTGCGCCGGCCTGCATGTTCGAGACCGACACTTCCTCGCCGTTCTCGTCGATTACCGGGTGATCGGTGTCGAAGAAGTTCTGGCCGTCATAGCACGGGGTCGTGAAACCGGCCGCGAGCAGGGCGAAGACCAGCTCTTCCCGATGGGCCGTCGTCGAGCGGCCCATTTCGGTGAAGAGCGGGTTGTAGATCCCGAGGTTGTCGTCCTCGATATCGTTCCGATCGACGCCGATCGTCTGCTCGAAATCGCGGTTCTTGATCGCATAGCCGTGCGCCTGGACGCCGTTGACAACGCGATCGCCGAGCCATTCGCGCATCGAGGGCAGCTTGCCCAGCCAGCCGTATTCGTTCTGCGCGGTGGAGCTCGGAACGGTGGTCGCAATCTTGTCGGACTGCGGCTCGGCCATCCCGAGGCCGCTAGTGAAAAGCGCGTTGAAGCTGGTCTGCAGCGTCGCCAGCGCGGTACCGGTAACTTTCATCGGTTATCCCCTTGGTCTAAATCAGGTGAGGTCGATCCAGACCTCAGGTGAGGTCGATCCAGACGCCCTGGGCGTCCACGTCGACGATCTTGCCCGCGGTCGAGCGCGACGCGGCACCATCGGTCTTGGCGACGGTCTGGTCGTCGACGAGGTAGGCGGTGTCGCCAATCTCGGCGGCGGTGATCTCGTCCGCGCCAGCCGAGTTGGCGAAACGGAAGACGCCTTTCTCGACCTCGACGGCGATATCGCCAGCGGCACCGCTGCTATTGTCGGCGTCCGCCTTTGCGATCCCGTCGACGGTGAGGCCCACGGCGGTGGCACCCGGCGTCGCAAGTCCGGCGGCGGTCAGCGCGACGATCGCACCACCGAAGATCGTGGCACCGGCGGCAACCGGGCGGGAAAAGCGGGCACCGTCGCGCTTCGGCGTCAGGCGGCTTTCAGTCAGGGCAACCATCAGGCAGCCTCCTCTTCATCGTTGCGGGAAGCGAGGAATTCATCCTCGGTAAGACCGAGCTGGCTGCAGATCGCGGCCTCCTCGGCGGTGAGCTTGGAATTGCCGCCAGCGGGCGGCTTGCCGTGCAGGCGATCGCCGCCCTGGAATGCGGGCGCGCCGTCGAGGAAGCTCTGCAGCTCGCCCTGGTCCTTCTTGCCGAGCTTGACCGCCCAGTCCTTCTGGCCGGGCGTGAGCTTGCCCTCCTCGATCGCACCGTCGACCATCGCGAGGACCTTTTCCTCCTCGAGCGCGCCGAGGCGGCTCCGGACGTCCTTGAGATCGCCGATCGGAACGTATTTGGCCGGATCGGGTTCGCCGCCGGCCTTGGCCTGGCTGATCGACGCGAGCACCGCGTCGGTATCGGCATCTTCTGCGAGCTCGAGATCCTTGCGGATCGACGCGAGCGCGCCTTCGGTGTTTTCGGCCTCTTCGACGAACTGGTCGATCGCGGCGAGCGCCGCTTCGTCATCGCTCTCGGCGGTCAGGCCGAAAGCAGCCAGCGCCGTCGACGACAGCAGGGCAGCAAGTTTCATATCGTCACCTTCTTCTGCAGATGCGCCGGCTCCTTGCGAGGCAAGCGCGGGAAGTTCGAGATTGGGAGAATTGGTCAGCCCGGCATTGACCAGGCGCGTGATCCGGCGGCTGTTCTTGTCCACGCGGAAGTGGGGCGAGTGATAGCGATATTCGCGCGCCTGCAGCGCGGCCTCGGCCGGCTTGGTCCACTCGACATCGCCGCGAATGCCATCGTCCGCGACGGTCAGCGAGGCGGGATCGATCCAGCCTGCCGCCCGGGCGGTGCCGCCGACGCCCTGGACGGCGGCGTATTCGGTCTGGTGGTCGTAGTTGATCAGGAAGTCCGCTCCGCGGGCGAACTCGCGGGTGGCTTCGATTACTTGCTCGGCATGATCGCGGTCCTCCAAAAGGTAAGGCCCGCGCCCGTCCCGACCGTGAAACTGGCCGAACGGCAGCAACAGCACGCTCTTCGCGACAACGCCCTGCTCGGTCGTCAGCTCGATCGAGCGGCTAGCGCAAACGCCGATATCGGCGGCGGAGGAGGCGGCGGGCTTGCTCATTGAAGCCCGGTCTAGGATGTGGGAAGTGCTGCCGTTATCTCCGCCCGCGGAGCAGGGTGGCGGGCAGGCGTCGACCCTGCCTAGAACGGACACCGCGCATTTGCCAAGCGCTGATTGGAAGGAGGCCGAACTTGCTGCTCGCTCTGACGCTCGCACTTTCCCCCTTGCCGCCCTCCGGCTCGGCGGAAACGTTTGCCTGCACGCCAACGCACGTCTGGGATGGCGACGGTCCGATCTGGTGCGCCGAGGGGCCGCACGTCCGCCTGCAGGGGATCGCGGCGCGCGAGCTCGACGGCAGCTGCCTGCCGAACCATCCGTGCCCTCCCGCGTCGGGGATCGCGGCGCGTGACGCGCTGGTGAAACTGGTCGGGCGTCCGGGCGGGGTCGGGCGTTACGGCCATATCCTGGTCGAGGGACCGACGATGGAATGCCGACGCTTCGGACAAAGCTATAATCGCGTCGTCGCGCGCTGTGTCAGCCCGATCGGCGGCGATCTCAGCGAGGCAATGATACGAACCGGCTATGCGCTGCGCTGGTAGGCGCATCTTGAATTATCCCGCAGATGCGCTAACTGGACTGCAGACGGTCCTTGTGTCCAGGACGTAAATCGGAAGAGGGCCGCAAGGCATTTTTCCCTGGGACCGTCGCCTTCCATCATCGCCGAAACATCGTGACCATGCGGGTCTGTCGCTTCTTGCGGCCAACGCGCTCGACGTAGCCGTATGCGCGCCCGCCCACGGTCGCCTGCCATTCGATCCGCAAGCCGCTGCCGGTGCCGCGCTTTCCCCTGATTTTGGGCGTGCCGGTAGCGAGGATATCCGGGATCTTGTCGAAGTCGGCGAGCGAGAGCGGATTGGGATCCCCGCTGCCGCGCCCGTGCCGCCGCCAGGCGTGGCGGATTGCCTGGTCGGAGATGACGACGTCGTAGCCCTCGGTCCCGGCCCCGGCGACGGCGCGGGCCGAACCGATCGTGGTCTCGCCGTTCCTGCCAGGGTCGGCGATCGCGTCGTGCGCAGCGATGCTCGAGCTGCCGTGCCGCGCAAATTTCCCGTCCGTGTCGCGAATGTAGCGCCGCGCGTTTAGGACGCCTTCCTCGCGCGTCCAGGCCGGCAGCCCGCGAGCCCGCGGCCCGCCGCGGATCCAGCGCCAGAACCGCGCGCCGATATCGACGCTGCCACGCTCGCCCAGGTAACGCCGGACCAGCATCGCGCGGCCGTCGCGCCCGGTGATCCAGAGCCACTCGATCCGGTCGGGATCGACGATCGCCCGCGCCGCATCGGGCAAGTCGGCAAGCAGGTCGGGCGAGAGTTCCGCGATGGTGCCGGCGCGAGTGCGGAACAGGCCCGCCGAGATCGCCAGCGGCCAGCCGGCCACGTCTTCGAACACCTTCCCCTCGAGCGCGGCCTCCCGAGTGGGCAGCCCAAAGGCGGCAAAGAACCCTCTGAGACGATCGAAATCATCGTCCGAGAGTACCGAGTTCAACTCGCTTTCGTCGCCGCTATCGCGCTTTGGCGAGAGCCGGACCGGCGGCACCAGACCGTCGAGCGAAGCCTTGCCGACATTGTAGCTCCAGCCCGGATCGATCCCCTGCTCGATCTCGGTCACCTCGCCCGTGCGCTTGTTTATGTAGGTGCGCTTCGGAAACCGCGGAGGATCCTCGGTCACTTCCTGGCCGCGCCGCGCCATCATCCGCTCATTGAGGGACTGTGCATCGCACCGGCAATTCCAGCCGCAGGGCGGGAAATGCGTGTCCCACCACGGATCGTCGACCGGCAGGATGGTATCGTGCCAGGCCCCGTGTTCGGGCCGCTCGCGCCCGTCCATCATCGAGACGTAGCGAAGGTATGGCAGCGTCCGCTTGGCGCGCTGGATCCGCTGCCAGCGGCCCGCCATGTAGCTCGCGCGCAGATTGGTCTGGTAGATCGTTCGCAGCCGCGCCGGACTGCCGAGCCGTACGACGCGTTCCATTCCGTCCGCCGGGTCGATCATGCGGGCGCGCCCCCACCAGCCGCGGCGGACCAGCCGCGGCCGCAGCTCCTTGATGAAGGTCTCGAGTGTGGTTCCTTCCTCGAGCGCGCTGGTCACCGCTTCGCGAATGTCCTCGAGCAGGTCTCGGCTCATCGCCTTGGCGACGGTGAAGGCGCGCGCGTGCTCGCTTTCCCAGACGTCGCGCCAGTCGAAGCCTATCTCGTAGCCCTTTGCCTCGAGCGCGGCGATCGCCTCCTCTGGCTGGACGGCGATCGGCAGCGGCTCCGCCTCGTCAGGCATTGAAGAACTCCGCGCCCGACAGGATCAGCGGTCTGCCGGCACCATCGGTGAGGATCGTGTCGCCGACCGCGATCGTCCCGGTCGCCGTCCAGTCCCGGTGCCGATAGCGGACCGTCGCGCCGCGCAAACGCAGGAAGCCGGGCACAACTACGATCTGCCGGTGGTGACCCTCTTGTCTCAGCAGTGCGTCGACCGCGCGCTTGGCATCTCGGCTGTAATATGCGCGACGCACACTCGATCCGCCCGGCGGGGTGAAATGATGGAGCACCGTCGCCTCGCGCTCGGCGCTTTCACCCTCGACCAGCTCGACCGGGAGGACCAGCGCATCGAGCGCGATACGATCTTGCCCGCCGAGCTCGAAGCCAGGCCCTACCAGCAGACCGAGCGACTTGCCCGTCGCGTCGTAATCGAACCGAGCGACGTTGACCGCGGCCGTAACGATCGCCCCGGCCGCATTGCGCACAGGGGCTGGTTCGCTCCTGGCGAAGTCGAAGGCAATGGCGAGATCCACGCGCGTCAGCTCCACCGGCTCAATCTCCGTCAGCCGACGCGTCCGCCTCGCCCGTGATCCGCGCAGCGAACCCACCCGCCGCCATCAGCTCGCCGAAGCGGCGGGGTTCCATCTTCCCGATCGCCTCGGAAAGGCGAGCCTGCAGCTCCGACAGGTCGGCACAGTCGCCGGCCAGCGCTTCGACCGGATCGAGCATCTCGTCGACCTGCATTTCCCAATCGTCGAGCATCTCGTCGGCGGTGCGGTCGATCGTGTCCGGCTCGCCACTGCGCTCCTGCGACTGGAGCGCCGGCTGCTCATTGTCCGCTGTGGTCGATTTAAGAAGGTCTAAGAACCGCTTCCCCGTCGTTCCGGCTACATCGCCCCCGTTTTGGCCTTCCTCGCCGTTCTGAGGGCTCTGTGGGCGGAGGTCCGTTCCGTCGCCTTTGCCCGCCGGCAGGCCGGCGCGATCGCGCATTTCGTTGCCATCGATCGAGACGCCCAACTTGGTCAGCTCGCGCGCGCTCTCGATCTCTGTCTTCACGTCGCGCGCATCGGGCCTGCCGATCCGCAGCCGCGGGTACTTCGCCCGCGGCCCGCGATTGAGCATGACCAGGATCGGGACCAGCTCGCGATTGAGCGTCGCGGCGAGCAGCTTGGCATCGGCGCGCTCGATTGTCTCGGCGACGTCGCTGTGCGCATTGGCCTGGCCGTCGCCCAGCCCGCCCGCGACCGCATCGGTCGTGCTGGTCTGCCCGAGCACCGCCTTGGACAGCTGGAGATCGAAATACTCGGCATGGCTGCGCCACAGGTCGTTCGGCGCGGTGCCACCCTTGCGATCGATGAACTCGACATTCATCGTCTCGGGGAACGCCGCGGCCGCGTCCGAGCCGAGCTCATAGAGCGCGCGGTGCAGGATCGCCTTGTTTTCCTCGCTTTCGTTCGGCCCGTATTTACCGATCCGCAGCGGGTGCCCGAAAGCCTCGAGGAAAGTGACCCAGTCCTTGATCGCGAAGTTCTTAAACATGTAGCCCCAGGCGGCGATGCGCGCGAGGCCCGAGCGGATCGGCAAGCCGCTCTTCGAGGGATGGATGTGGACGATGAACTTGCCGCCCGGTAGCGGGGTCGGCTCGCCCATGCCGGTCTCTCCGCCGCGCAGGAGCAGGTCGGTGCCGTTCACCCGGTCGAATTCGAACCAACGCGGATCGCGCCACTTGAGCTCGGGCACCCAGGGAACCTGCTTCGTGTTCCAGACCATCTCGACCGAGCTGACGCCCTTGCCGATCGCGTCGAGCAGGTTGAAGATCTCGGTCTCGAGCATGTCCCGATCGAGCCAGTCCTCGACCAGCTTGGCATCGCCTTCGGCTTCCTCGGTCTCGTCGGCGCGCTCGACTTCGATCGGCAGCTGCGAGACCGCGAGCTTCCGGGTCCGCAAGACCGAGAGATAGTGGAGATCCTTCTCCTCCATCTCTTCGGCAAGCTCGAAATAGGCGATCGCGTTGCCGTCTTCGGCCTCGCGCAGGAGGCGACCAAGCTTGGCGGGATCGATCCCCTGCGCCGGATGACCCGACTGGATCGTGCGGACCGAGGCGCGCGTCGGTGCCGCGACCTCGCGCGACAGCAGCGCCGTCTTCAGCGGGCGGCCGTACTGATCGACCAGGGCGGGCGGTTTGCTATCGGGCATCGGCGAGGTCTTTCACTTGGCGGGCGGTCGCTTCGATCTTCGAATTGGTCCAGTTGCGTGCAGCCGGGTGCGGTATCAGGATCTTCCGCTCGAATTCGTGCCCGGACTTGGCGTAGGCGCCCTGCGCGACCTTTCCGCAAACCAGCAGGACGTCGATCGGATCGAGGTGTTCGAGGTTTTCCCTCAGCCAGGCTGGATCGGGCGTGCCATGATCGCTCGCCGATCCGCACAGCTCGCGACAGCTGTTCGTCACGAACAGGTCGGCGTCCTTGCCGGCGATCCGGTAGAGGCGCTTGCCACTGTAATTTTCCGGGTTGATGCGGAAGTGGCGCGGCGCTTCGGCGTAGCCTGCGCCGCTGGTCCGCGCTCGCCAGTCCCACATCGAGTCCAGCACGGCGACAATTTTCGGACGGCGTGCTGCCATCACCAGCCTCCCTTGCCACCGAAGCGATGTCCGCGGCCGTAGCCGGGTAGATCCTCGCGATGGACGAAGCCGGCTTCGCCGCGCTTCGGCCCGCCGCTGAAGCGACCGTCGGCGCCGATCCCGCGGTATTCGTAGAGCGACCCACCCAGGTCGAAGGCCCGCGAGGCGAGCCCGTAGGCCCAGAACTCGTCGGCGTGGACGTCGCCGTCGTTGACGATGCGGATCCCGCCGCTTTCCTCGCTCCCGATCTTCTTGATCGCCATTAGGTCGGCGCGGGTGCGCGGATCGGGCCGAATGCGGATCTTGCGTTCCTCGAACCGGCGCGCGAGGCCGAGCGCGATGTCGACCCGCATCGGTCCGGTCAGCAGAACGCCGACTACGCGGGTCGCGCCGTGCTTCCGGACCAGGTCCTCGACCACCTTTTCGCCCATCCCGGTCTGGTCGACCATCGCCTGGACGATGCGACGCTCCTCGAACATCCGGTCGAAGAACTCGTCCTGGTGTGCAAAGGTCTGCCCGGTCTCGCGATAGCCGTCGCGCTCCCACAGCACGTCGCCGATCAGCTCGAGCACCAGCTGGATCTGGCCGTCGCGCCGTCGCGCCACGTCGCGGCCGAAATAGCACAGCCCGCCCTGGTAGAGTTCGGGTTTGCCGCAATCGTCATGCTCGGCCGCGATGATATCCTCGAGGCTGATCAGCGCACCGCTGCCCTTGGCCGGGATACAATCGAGCTCTTCAGCCGCATCGCTGCCATAGCTGGCGCGGATGTCGGCTTCCCACTCTTCCTTGGTCGGGAGCTCGGTGCCCTTCGTCTTCGAAACCAGTGCGACGCGCTCGTAGAGCCCATCCGCCATTGCGTCGGCGAAGGTGATCTTGATCGGTACGCCCTTGCGCTTGCCGGCGCGGATTTCGTCGAGCAGCACATTGAACTTGTTGGCGACGCCGTCGTGGGTCGAGATCACGACCACCTGACCGCCCCAGATCAGCAATGCCATCGCAGCCTTCAGCACTTCGTCGACGTTCTTGTGGAACGCCGCCTCATCGATGATCACCACGCCCTGCTTACCGCGCAGTGCGCGGGGGACCGAGGGCAGCGCCGTGACACGAAAGCCCGACGCCATCCGGATAGAGAACGCCTTGACGCCCTGTTCATTGCCGTCGTCGTTGACGACAAGGACTTCCTCTTCCTCGAGATCGCCCGCGACCAGGCCGAACGATCGCGCCCACATCGCCACGACCTCGATGAATTCGAGCGCCATGTCCTTGTCGTAGCCCATGTACCAGACGTTCTGCCCGCCACCGCTAACGGCAGTCGCTGCCTTCAGCGCCGCGAAGGCGGCAACGCCCCAGGTGAGCCCGATCCGCCGGCTCTTCTCGATCACGACGAGCGCGGTGCCGGCGAACAGCAGATCGACCGTGCGCTGCTGGTATTTCAGCAGGAGGTCCCCCTGCGGTAGCTGACGGAACGTCGCTTCGGCCTGCTCGCGCTCGGCCGCGCGCGCTTCGGCCGTGACGGGCTGCACGGCAAGCGACGCTGCAGCCGCCGAGGCGATCAGCTTTTTCACGCGTCGCTCCCCAGGACGGCACGCCGGATCTGGTCGACGGTTTCAGGCTGCAGACCGCGATTGCGCGCTTCGGTCGTCGCGCGCTCGGCACTCTCGGCGCGCGCCTTGGCAGCTGCGCGCTCCTCGGCTTTGCCGATGACCTCGAGATCGCTCTTGCGCGCCAAGGTGATCGAGCGGATCGCGTCGGCTGTGTCTTTCGCCTCCTTGGCCGAAAGCTGGACCGGTTGGCCATCCGCGCTCGCCATCATCAGCCGAAGGAGGTGCCCCTGCAGCATTTGCGCATTCGCATCGAGCAGCTCGCTCTGGCTCGAATTGCCGACTTCGCGCGCGAGCGCTTCGGCCATCGCCTGCGTTTCGCGCATCTGCTCGGTGACTTCGGCAAGGCTGCGCACGTGGCGGCCGAGCGCCGACCGGCTGATCTCGGCGTGGCCGAGCTCCTCGAGCTTCTCGAGCAGCTGGTCGATCGTCCAGCCGTGATCGGTCCGAAGGCGATTGATCGTCTCGCGGACCTTCTTGGGCAGCCGGTCGATCGAGGACGGCGTGTTTTTCCGACGAGCCATTTCAGTCCCCCGGCTGCGGCCGTGCGACGCCGGCCACTTCCGCCAGGCCCTTCGCGACATCGATCCCGCGGATCTTCAGGTGCGCGATCGTAGCCGCGCCGTTCTGCTCGAGCTGGACCAGGTCCTGTTCCGCCAGCCAGCCGAGGTGGGTCCGCAGCTGGTCACGCGTGTGCGGCAATCCCATCGCGTCAAGCGCGGGGCTGAGCAGCGCGTCGGCCGCGCGATAGCCGGGCATCGAGCGGAGCAGCTGCAGCACCGCGAGGCGCAGCTGTTCGCCAAGCCCGCGGGCCATGGTTTCGGAGAGGCTCACGAGTTCATCCCCTTGCGCACGATCTCGGCCATGATGCGATCCACCGTGGCCCTGGTGTGCCGCGCATCGGCAGCGGTCGCGGCGATGTGCTCGGCCATCTGCGACTGTCGCGCCGACATATCGGCGTACGCATCACGGATATGTCGGATCTCGTCGCGATTGTCGGCAACCCGCTCGGTCAGCGCGCCGAGATCTTCGAGGCGCTTGGACACGTCTGCCTGGTGGGCCTTGAGATCGTCCGAAAGCGAGCGGACGCTGGTCGCGAGCGCTTCGGTCACCTGGTTCCGCAGGAGGATGGATTTGCTCAGGCTCGACAGTTCCTCGTCGACCCGATCGAGCAGCCCGAGCGCCTTGTCGATCTTCTGGGCTTCGCCGTGCAGCTTCTCCTCGAGGCGATCGACGTCACCGACCGAAGCGACCGAGTTCTCCAGGTGCTCGAGCCGCCCGCCGATCCCGTCGACGTCGCTCCGAAGCCTGCCCACGTCCGTTTGCAGCTTCGCGGTTCCGACAGGGTTCGACGCACCGCCCTTCCAGAACAGCAGGCCGAGTGTGCTGATGATGAAGAGCACGATGACGATTTCGAGGATGTTTCCGAAGTTCACTGGTCACTCCCTGAAGACTTCCCGATCGTTGCGGTCGCCTTGGTAAAGATGGTTCCGACGAAGTCCTTCACGCGGTCGCCGAACAGTTCGAGCAGCGAATAGCCGGAGAAGCCGAGCCCGAACGATACGACGAAGGCGAAGAGCCAGCCGGGTCGGCTCTCGATGATCCAGAGCTCGGCGACGATCAGCATCACGAGCGAGACCAGCAGGAACAGTGGCCAACCGAGCTCGGCCTCCCCGCTGCGCGCGAACGGTCGCGAGCAGAGGATCGCCAACGCGCCGAGCGCACAAGTCACCACCGGCACGGGCAGCGGGCCAAGCTGGACGATGAAAAGGTCACCCAGCCGCGGCGCGGGCTCGACGCTGGCGGTCACGGCAACTGCCGGGATCCAGGCCGCAAGGAACTCGGGGAAGTTGAGACCGCGCATTACGCCTCCACTCCGATATCTCCGTCGATCCGCCGGGTGCCGATCACGAAATTGGTGAGCTGCGCGTTGAGCGCGGCGAGGATCTGTGCCTCGCTCATCCCGGCATAGTTTCCGATCGTGATCGCTTCGGGCGTGACGGCCGAGCGCGCGAGCGACATCGTCGCACCCTCGAGGCCGGAAAGCTTGGTCGCAAGTGACTGGACCGAACCGTCGAGGGTCAGCGCCTCGCCGTCACCAGTGGCAACGTCGTAACCGGTGCCGAACAGCGCCTGCGCGACGCCAGATCCTGTCGAGATCGACGTGCCGGGATTAAGCGTAAGGACCCGCATCTTGGCGTCGTTTACCGCGACGCCGTCCGGGACGTGGCCGCGGACCCGGAACGGCCAGCGCTGCCGCGCCAGGGCCGGCATGTCGGGATCGCTGTCCACCATCGTGACGTTACCCTTGATGCCACCCGCGATCGTGCTGTCGGCCGAGGCGAAGATCTCGGTGTAGCCCGATTGTCCGAACGTTCCGATCAGCTGCAGCGCGGCCGTGCCGGCGGCATTGCGCAGGATCGAACCGCGCTCGACACCGAGATATCCGCCCCGCGCCGAACCGGCCGAGTTGTGGATGAACATCGCGGGGATATCGGCTCCGCTGACCTGCTCGAAGATGCTAGAAACGATGCGCTGACGCTGATAGCTCGAACCGCCCATCCCAACGCAGGACGGTGCGCCGCCGCTACCGTCAGCGCCATGTGCCCGGTACCAGCACCGCAACCAGCCCTGATCGAGAAACGCGTTCTGGATCGGGTGGCCGGCGGCGGCGAGCCGCGAGATGGAACCCGCATTGTCGATGTGGTCGAGATATTCGTTGGCGAACTGATCGGCCGCGATGTCGACCTTCCAGCACGGCCAAGTGCTTTCGAAGATCCGCTTGCCCGCGGTATTGCCCCAGAACCGCGTGTTGAACATCCCGCGGCCCTGGATAATCGAATGCCACAGCGGGACGAGCCCCTGCAGTTCTTCGTCGTGGGCCTCGTCGGCAAGCAAGAAGCGAAGCCGGTGTGCGAAGTGCGCGATCTCGGAATTCGGGAAAATCTTGAATTTGTCGGCTTCGACAGCATCGTTGAAGAGGTTATTATAGAATGGCGCCTGCGCTGCGGTGAGCGACGGCGCTTCTCCTCCAACTGCCTTGACCACGACTTCTTCGTGGGCCGCAGGTGGCTCGAGCAGGAAGCTTTCAACCTCGCTTGTGGGATGGAGCAAAGAACTGTGGAAGCCAGCCTCGGCGAAGAGGGTGTAGGTCCGCACAGTATTGTTCCAGGCGGCGGTGGGCGCGATTTCAATCGCGAAGATCTTGCCGGTGTAGGCCGGCAAAGTGCCTTGGGTCAGGACGAGCGGGATCGCCTTACCGGTAGGATCTTCGTAGAAAAACTGACTGCGCTGAGCGACGTCCACCCCGCTCTCGAAATCGCGGACAGTGATTTGCGCTCGCCAATATCCCAGCGACTGACTGAAATCGTTGAGCTCGAGTTTGCTGAGCCCATAACGATGGCCTGCCTCTGTGAAGATGCCCGCGGCGCCGCTGACAGTGTCGCGCAGTTTCTCATCGCGGACGCTCGCGACGAAGGGGCCTTCGTCGCGGCGATCCTCTCCGATCAGGTAAGAGGATATTCGGCGATCGACAGCTTCGCCCCAGGAGACGGTGTCGACGATCGTCTTCGGCGAGAACCCGGCATTGGCGAAGGTACCGGTGCCGGGATACATCTGGTTCGGCCAAGGCGAACCGTCTCCGAAATCGAGCGGCAACTCGAGCACGACACCCGAGCCGTTCGCTTCGGGCACCATCAGTGTCTGCTTTCCTGACTTTTCTTCGGTCCCGCTGACGAAATATTCGCTCGCGGTGAAGCCATTCGTCCCGGCCGCGTCATCCGCCTGGATCAGGATCGCGCGCAACCGATCGGCGTCGCCATCGGCGTCGCCGTCGAAGTCGAAATAGAGCGCGTCGAGCCAGTAGAACTTGTCGGGATCGGCCCCGTAAAGACGCGGCGTGCCCGCCAGTTGCCCGAAGACGGCATGCGCTGCGGCGGGATCGGCCAGCCCGCTCGCCTGCGAAATGAGGTTCGCGGCGGTCGCCGCGCTCTGCTCGGCATCGTCACGCACCGCCTTCGCGAGCTGCTCGAACAGGTCCCAGCCACCGGCGCCGCTCGCGCCGGTCTTGCGCGACCAGCCGTTCTTGAGCGGGTCAGGATCGTTGATGGTCAGCGCGACGGTGTCTTCCGGATGCGCCAGGTCGGCCTGAAGATCGGCGTCGTTCTGGAACACAAGATCGGTCTTGATCAGCTTGGCGAGCAGCAGGCCGAACGGCACGCGCTGCAGCGGCCCGCCCGGCGAATGCACGATGCAATGCAGATCGGCCGGGATCTCGCTGATGATCGCCAGCTGGTCGGGGTTGGAACTCTGGCTCACGGGCATTCCTTCGCGGCATCGGCTAGGCGGTCGAGCAGGAACCGCGCGAAGCTCGCCAGCGCGGCGACGTAATCAAGGCCCGCCCGATTGCCTTCGACCACCGCAGAGACATCCGGTTCGGGCATGGCCGGAGGTTCGGCCGCGATCTCGGCCGGGCACACCATGATCGTTTCACGCCGGATCTCGACCACCGGGTCAGGGGCGCTTGCGGGTTCAGCTTCCCGCGAGGCGGCGCAGGCAGTCAGCATCACAACGGATGCGGCCGCCATTGCCGCGCGGCGCAGTGTCAAGGACTGCATCGGCGGTCTCCTTTCTTTTCGTGCTTCGCGTTGCACGCGCTTCGGCACGTGAAACCGCTTCTCCCAGCGCGACGCGCGCAGTCCCGGCCTCCTTGAGCGCGCGATCGCGTTCGGCAGCGAGTGTATCGTTCGTGGCGATCAGGCGCTTCGTCCCGGCCAGACAAAAGCCCTGCGCCGCCGCGCGGGTCTCGGGGCGAAGCTGCGGGAGAAGCGCTGCATCGCACGCCTGGGCATGGCGCTCCCCCTGGAGCTTGACGCGAACCCACGGCAAACAGTGCTCGAGCGGATCTCCGTTCTCCGCCGCCGCATTGCAGGCAAGCGCGTCGTCAGCCTTCGCCTTTTGCACGAAACGGTCCTGCGCAAGCCACGCCATCGCGGCGAGCGCAAGTGTCCCGACGGCCAGGCCGATCAACTTGATGGTACTCATCGCCTTACCGCCCCAGCTTTTCCGCGCGGGCCAGCCAGCCGCGCAGGAAGCGTCTCTGGTCGGGATAGCGCGATGCGATCAGCCGGTAGCGATCGCGAACCGCCTCCCGGAAAGCTTCGGTCAGCGCCTCCATCCCCAGCAATGTTTCGTGTTTCAGCACGCGGTCGAGCGCTCGGCGCGTCAGGTCGCCGATCTTGCCGTCGACATCGATCAGCGCGAAATTCCCGCGCGCCAGGCACGTGTTGATTGCCCGCTGCAGCAACTTGCGGGCCGCGTAATTGCCGCCATTGACCCCTTGGTCGAACAGCATCTCGCCGATCGGCGCAGGGAAGGTTCCGGCTTGTAGCACATCCCAGAAGTGGACTTTGTAGAGCCATTTCGCATCGCCGATCGTCAGCAGGCGGATGTCGCGCCCGTCGATATCGCCGTCGAAATCGAGATCGAAGTCGGCGATCCCGTCTCCGTCCTCGTCGAATGCCCCGGCAGACTTCAGGAACCGCAACGAGACCCCGTACTTGGTCGTGCCGCCGCGATCGACCGGATCGTCGACCAGCCCGCCCTCGACGCCGAGCAGCTCCTCGAACGCAGCCGAGTAGCGCGCGCCGTAAGCGATGATGAAAAGGTGGTTTTCGTGCCGTCCCATGCGACCCGTCTACGGTCGCTTACCCCCGGCTCGTTATCTCCGCCCGCGGAGCAGGCCAGTCAGAGCAGGCGTGGCTGGCGCTTGTCGTCGCGGTCGCGGGCGATGATGTCGTACACCCGCGCCTCGCGGATGTGGCAGAACCGCGCGATCTCGCGCTTAGTCATCTCGCCCTGTTCGACGAGTTGCAGCACTTTGTGCTTCAAGGCAACAGTCATTGGCAGCGTGATCGTCGTGCGCCAGAAGACGTCGCAGAATTTCGTCGCGGCGGTCTCCCCGATCGCTTCCGCGATCCGCGGCTCCCGGGTCTTGTCCTTCGGGATGTAGAGCCGCTCGCCGCGGAACTCCCACGCCAGCTCGAGCGCGGCCTCCCGCCCGATCACTTCCGCCAGTTCGTCGAGGACGTGCGATCCGGTGGTCTCGGGCGCGGTCAATTCGCCCTCCCATCGTCCTTGTCGGTCCCCGGTGTTGAGGAAGAGCGGTCGAGAGGCAGCACGTCATCGCAAAAGACGCATTCCGCGGTGACCCGGCCCACGATCCATTGTTCGCCGCCACAGCGGCCGCAGCGATTGGTCGCGCCAGTGCGATAGGTCGGCATCGCGCTCCGACTGGCGACCTGAGCTGGCGTAACCCTGCCCATCACGCGACCGGCCCCGCCTTGCGCAGCTCGTCGCCCAGCGCCTTCGCCAGGGCCGCAAATTCCTCGACCGAACACGGCCCACCTGCGCCAAGGACCCAACCGCTCAGCGACCAGGCTGCGTTCGACAGGTTCCAGAGCGGGTCGGCTCCCCCTGCGTCCTTGAGTTTCGCGAGTATCGCCTCGCACAGACCTTCCTGCAGCGCGAGCACCGAAAGAGGGCGACCAGCCTCGTCGACCTGCTTCCACCCGTTTCGGGTCGCCATGTCCTTCAGCGCCTCGATCAACTTCGGTCCGTGCGACTGGCGCGCCCACTGTAATTTCTCGCATCCTAGCTGCTTCTTGGCGAAAGCCTCGAGAGCCTGTTCGGAAGGATTGTGGACGACATTAAGATGGTGGAGCGAGATCCACAGCGCCCGCGCTTTTCGCGCCATCGGATGCTGCGCCCCCGACTTTGCGCCTTTCGGCGGCAGGGGCCGGAACCCCTTCGCCCTAAGCGCATCAATCACCTGGGCGAGTTCTCCGTCATTGCAGTCGCCGGCACTCGTCTTGCCGACCGCGTCGAACAGCAGCTGTCGATAGTCGTCGTCGACCATCCCCAACTGCTTCTTGGCGATGTGGATCTTGCCCAGCATCGAACGGCGCGCCTGCGCCGTTCGATCGAAGGTGGCCGGACGGGCACTAAGCGCAGCCATGTGGCACCGCCCCGACGCTCCGAAGTAGCGCCTGGAAATCTGTACAGCGCTGGTTGAAAACGCCGCTGTCGAGCCGCCGCCGGATCGCCCGGAAATGCATCCGCGCGACCGCTCGAACGGTTCGAGCACCGACCAGGCTGCGGAGATCGATGTAGTCGAGTTCCGATCCGACCTGCGCCATGCACCAGACGAACAGCGCGCGACCATCATCGAGCTCGCGATCGCTCTTGTCGCTCGCCAGGGCGGCCCGCTGAATACCAGTCGCCTGCTCGACGAAGCCGAGCACTTCGGTGGCCTTCTCTTCGATCGATCGTGCCATCACCCTTCTCCCATTCCAGCGAGCAGGAGCATCGCGCCGAGCAGCAGCGCAATGCCGAGAAAGGCGGAGGCGGCATCGCGCAGCTTTTCGTGTGGGTGCCGGAAGCGGTAATAGGTTTTCCACGCGTTCATGCCGCTGCCCTCCGGCTCGAAAGCTGCGCCCAGGCGTCGGTCAGATGCTGCACGGACAACGGCTCGTCATCGGACTGGGCGACCATCGTGGCGATCTCGAGCGTCATGGTCGCGCCCCGCAACCCACCCGGCATCCGGCCGATCTTGCGGATGAACTCGATCTCGCGCGGGCCGGCGATGTTCCAAGCCGCGGCCAGCGCATCGCAATCGCCTTCGAGCGGCAGTTCGCGCACCAACTTCAGCCCGATCCGGCTGAACAGCTGGGCATAGGCTGCCTTGCGCGATCCGCCTTCGAGGCGCTGCATCACTTGGATATTGCCAAACAGCGCGATCCCCACCCTTTCGGCATCGTGCCAGCTCCGGATTTCCTCGACCGATTTCTCCGACAGGTGTTGCGCCTCGTCGATGATTAGCACGGGGTTGCCCAGGTCGCGCACCCGGTCGCGGATCCGTCGCGACAGCTTCTGCGGCGTTCCCACCGCATCGCCATCGCCAAGCGCGGCGAGCACCTCCAGCTGCATGTTATTCACGCCGGCGGTCGACGGCGACATCGTGGCCAGCGCGACGTTGGGGTAGCATTCGACGAACTCCCGCGCCGTGCTGGTTTTGCCGAGGCCGGGGCCGAGTGCGGCGACGACGATCCGGCCCCGCTGCGCCCATTTTAGCAGTACCTCGAGTTCCTTGCTCGTGGGCGTTTCGAAATAACCGGGCACCTCGGGCACCTCGGTGGTAATCTGCGCTTGGGTCTGCAGCAGCTGGCGATACTTGAAGATCGTGTTGGCGATATTCTCCAGGTTACCCTTGTAGTTGCCGCCGCCAAAGCTGCTGATCGTGCCAGGCGGAATATTGATCCGCTTGGCGATCGCACTCCAGCTGAGGCCTCCGGCCTCTTTGTGTTCGAGCAGCCAGCGCCGCTCGGCGTCGATGTCGATAGGCTGTTTTGCGGGATCGTTCATGCTAGTGGTTCCTTGTTCCTTGTTGGGACACGGTGCGCGGCGGGGGTCTCAATTCGCCGCCGCGCGCCGCTTCATTCGACCAGTCGCAACTTGGCGACTGCTCCGAATATCTTGCTCTGACGCTGTTCTTCTTCGGCTCTTTCGGGCGCGATCTTGCGCGCCGCGGCGACGTTGCCGCGATGCGCTACCGGGCGCACAACGCTGGGCTCGGGGGCCTCGAATGACTCGATCTCGGCCTGTCGCTCGGCGACTTCGCGCGCTGTCAGCAGGTCTTCCGCCAACGCCGCCTGTCGCACCAGCTGGCGATGCTCGGCGTCCCGTCGGGCCTGCTTCTTCGCATCGTCGACATTGTCGAACCGGCCGTCCGCCAGTAGCGGCACGCTGGCCAAATAAGCCCCGTCCTGTCCGTAGAGATGTATCTCGCTGTGCAGGTCCTCGGGATCGAAGCGCACCGTCACTCGCTGGCCGCGCAGCTGGCTGCACTCGGGCGACCAGTAGCGATTGCCGTAGAGCTCGATCTCGCCCGTTCGCGAATTGACCAGCTTCTGCTCCGCCGTGAGCAGCGCCATGCGCAGCATCTGGGGCGTCGCTTTGCGGATCTCCGCGGTCGCATAGCTCTCGGCGAATATCGTGTCGAAGCTGCGCCCACGATAGTGCCGTCCGCGCCTCCCGCTGCGCGCATTGTGCGCCGCGATGCCGCGCGCGACATGCGCTTCGAACTCGGCGATCGGGATCGCGCGCGAACCGTAATTGGCTGGCTTCGCCATCGGGCTGTTGCCCGTGTAGGCGCCCTCCATCGCCGGGTGCTTGGCAATGTCGTCGCACAGATCGCGGAACGCGCGCTCGATCGGCTTCGACTGGCCGTGATGCGGGCGCGCCCAGTGCACGCCGATGCCCAGGCCGACGAGGACGCCGGTCGGATCCTCGTCGCGGATCTTGAAGCGGAAGCGCGTCTTGGCTCCGCCCGTGATCCACTTGCTGGCGAAGGCGCGGCCATTGTCGAGGTGGCAGTGCTTGGGGATCCCGAAATTGCGGAACAGGTCGGCAAAGGCGAGCCGGGTCAGCACCGCGCTCTCGGAGATGTCGATCCGCCAGGCGAGCAGCTTGCTCGAGTAAACGTCCTGGATCGCGACCATGGTCGGGCGCACCGGCTTCCCGTCGCCCATATCCACGAACACGTCGAAGCGATGCCCGTCGATATTGACCCGCTCCAGGGCGTGCAGGTGATCGACCGTCCGCCGCTGCGCGGGCTTGGCGCGTTCGAGCGCCTCGGCACCGCCGCGCTTGAGCACGATCACGTCGGGATGCAACTCCTTCTTCAGGCGGCGGCGGAAGGTCTGCTCGCCGGGGATCGCGATGCCCATTTCCTTCGCCTTTTCGGCAGTGCGGCGATAGCAGCTGCACAACGTCGGGGCCGAGGGCCGCAGGTAATCGCTGGCGAAGAGCTGCCACAGCGCGGTATCGATCTCGGCCGCTGCGCCGCCACCCTTGCGGCGCGGGGCCAGCGCCGGCAGCCGATCGGCGCGGGGCACGCCCTCGATCATCGCGAACCAGCTGTAGATCGTCGATCGGCCGGCGCCGCTCGTGGCGGCGACCGCTTCGATCGCCGCGCTGCGCGATTGCCCGGCCTGTTCGGCCTGCTCGACTTCGCGCACGATCGCGAGGCGGTGCTCCGCCTCGCTTTTCACCTTGCGGTTCTGTGCTTCGTACCAGCGCCAGTCGCCCCGGTCCTCGGTCGGTTCGGGCTGCGCGCTCGCGACCAGGCCGCGCCGCGCCAGCTCGGCGCGCGCGGCGCTCGGCAGCAGGGTGACGTGGAATTCGTTGCCACCGCCGCGACCGGCGCGACGCCGTACCAGCGGCCTGCCATCAGTGCCGCTGCGGCCTGCCCACATTTCGTCCTGTGCGCGGCGGTTGATCATGCGCTTGTCGCCCGGCAGGCCGGGCAGTCCCAGCTCGGCCAGCTCGGCCGCGCCGAACCATTCGCGCGTTTCCTCTGCGTCCGTCCGTGCGGCGATGTCGGCCCCTCCAGCCATTTCAGTTCTGTCCCCCTCGGATCAGTGGCGCGGTTCCGCCCAGCGCTCGTTTCTCTGCCTGCAGTGCCTTGATCCGCTGTTCGATATGGCCAAGCCGCGCCGTCATGACCTCGTCACCGACGAGCAGGCCTGCGCCGATCTGTCTGACGAGCGGATCGAACAGGTCGTGCCGCTTGGTCACCGCGACCAGCGCCAGCAGGCGCGTCGCCGATATGCTGTGTGAGGTCCGCGCCGGGCTGGCATAGGCGTCGAGCATCGCGCGGCTGACTTCCTCGCCGAGCAGCACGGTCATCTCGGCTGCGATCACTTCGCGCGTCCGGCTGTCGCTGTTGAGGATCTGGCCGACCGTGCGCGAGATCATCGCGTCGAGACCGGCCAGGCTCGCTTCGCCACACGCCGCCTTTGGCGCTTCAAACGCGAAACCCATTTGATCGGGGTGCGGCTTGGCCTTCGCCATCAGATTTCGGCCTCGCCAGGTGTGATGATCCCATCGTCGAGGATGGCATCAACGAAGCCGTCTTTCATGGCTGCAATCGCCATGCGACGAACGAGTTCGCTAATCGAGATATTGCGAGCCTCGGCAGCTTCGAGAAACTGGAAGCGTTCTGGCAGATATATGGCGAGGTAATCCGGCACACTCCGAATGTGTCTGAGGCGGCTGCGGTCTCGCGCCTGCTTGATAATCCGGCGAACTTCGCGCGGTGACACCTGCATTCGCTGAGCGATCTTTTCGACCGGCACGTCGGTTGCGCTGAGCGCCAATGCTGCGGCCGTCATGCTGGGATATCCGAGACAGGGTTTCGCCATCTTCAGTCCCTCATCATCCAGGCCGCGTCGGAAGGCGCAGGCCCATGTGGGCCACCACTGGTGGTCGGTTGCACCTGCGCAGCCTCGAGCCGATCGCGGATCCTCTCCCAGCGTTCACGCGCCGCCTTGCGCTCCAGCTCGGCCTCGGCCTCCTTCGGAGTGATCCCTTTATCGAGCGCATATTCGAACACGCGGCGGTGTTCGCGATAGCGCGCGGCGAGCGAGCGGACCTTCGAGCGGGCCATCATGCCGGCTCCGCCACGCGCACGAAGTGCATCGGTTCGCCGTTCGGGCCGCGCGGCAAGGCAGGCTTGTGCAGGATCTCGATCGAGCGCGACTTGCCCGGAATGATCCGCAGGTGACCGCGCTCTTCGAGCGCGGCGACCCGTTCGCAGACCGAGCCTTTCGAAGAGATGTTCAACGCATCGCTGATCTCGGCGTAGGACGGCGAATAACCGTGCGCCTCCTGGAAGCCGGCGACGAAGCGAAGCACGTCCATCTGGCATCGCGTGACGGGATAGGTTTGCGCACTCATTCGCCAAGCTCCTTCGTCAGCTGATCGCGGAGTTCGCGCTTCATCTCGGGGGTCAGCATCTTGGCGAGCTGGGGAACGAAGGCGCGCTGCTGTGGCAGGGTCAGCCGTCCCCAGTTGCCGGTGATCGCGTCGCAGTGCTTCTGGAACGGCGTCGTCGCGCCTTTCGGCGTATCGACGCCTACTTCCTCGCGTGCCCATCCGGCATCCATGCCTGGGCAGCGCAGCAGCGCCTCGACCGCCTGCTCGCGCAGGCCGTCATCCTTGACCTTCGCCAGCTTCATCAGCTGGCTCGCATTGCTGCCGACCACCGGGTGCGCGGCCAGCGCCGCGGCGTGCTGCGGGAAGGGCGCGATCAGCGTGCGATGGAGGAGCAGGTCGTTGTGGATCGAGCGCCGGCCGAGCCCGATCGCCTCGGCAACGCTTTCCTCCCAGCCATATACGTGTGCAATCTTTGCACACGTATCGCCGACCTCTTCCTCCATAGCTTCGTCGAAACGCGCCTCGCCGAGCTTCACCTTTTCCCAGCGAGCCTTGATCGCCAGCTTCTGCTGGCTGATCCCGCCATGCTCGGCAGCGATCCGCCGCTGGGCCACGTCTACTAGGGCCGCTACGAACTTCGCGCGCTCCAGCGGCTCCAGCTTGCGACGATGGAGGTTCTCCGATGCCTCGATATCGCGCAGGTAATCGGCATCGCCATTGACCTCGATCGCCGTCAGCTCGATGCCTTCGATCTTCGCCCCGTGATAACGATGCAGGCCGGTCACCAGCTTCCACGGTTTCGCACCCTTGTTCGGTGCAACCTTCACCGGGTCGCGCTGTCCGTCCGCCCGCATCAGCCGGCCGAGCGCCGCGGCCTTGTCCTCGTGCAGGAAGCCGATCCGCTCCGGCACCGCGATCTCGTCGACCGACAGCGTCAGCACGTTGGCATTGGCGAAATGGGGCGGATGCGCTCCCGATTGACCGCTGTTCATTTCGCCACCCCACTTAGACGGTGACCGCACAGTCGGCGGCTCATACGCTTGATCTCGTCTTTCGATGGAGAAGCGAAATGCAGACCGACCCGCGGTTCGCCGCCGAAGATGACAGCGCTGGCGAACAGGCCACGCGCGATCTGCTGATATCCGTTCTCGTAACGCTCGATCGCGCCTGCGAGGGCTTTGCGCAGGCGGCGCTGGGCCAGGCGGACGCGATAGCCGCCGCGGCCGCGCGCCGCGGGAAGCACGCCGAAGCGCGCGAGCTCGTGCGCCTGCAGGATGAAATCCGTGTCGCGCTCTGCCTGCCGGTGAATTCGTGAGCCTTGCGCCATCATGCCAGCGCCACCTTCGGCAGCTCGCCGCGCTCGGCGACGATCTCGTCGATGGCCGCGTAGAGGCGTCCTATGCTGTGAAGGTTAGCCCCGACCGGCTCGGGATTGCGGTCGGTCTTCTTCCATCGGCTGAAGGTGCCGGGGTGGACTTTGGCACGCTTGCAGAGCGCGCGGATCGAGATGCCATTGCGCGACGCGCGGGCCTCGATGTCTTCGATCACGGTTTGCTGGTCCATGGCTGTGTGCATAAATGCACTAATGCACATTTGCAACAGCATTTTTGCACAGCCCGCTTGTGTGCATTTTTGCGTATATAGCTCTAATGGACGGCCTCGAACGCGATACTAAGATGCTTCAGGATCTGGTGAAGCATGTGGGGGAAGCCCCCGCGGCTATTGCGAAGCGTGCCGGGATTGCGACGAGCACACTCTACCGCCCGCTAAATGGCACAGCTGAAACCCGCTTGAGCCAGCGCACGCTGGAAAAGCTGCGCGCCGCCTATCCTGCCTTCCCGGGCTGGGAAGGAGATGCCGACGATGCCGGCCCGCGGCGGCACATCGCCTATGTCGACCAGGGCGAGCCCGGCCAATCGACCAGCGACACGCTCGCAATCCCGATGCTCGATCTCGCCTACGGAATGGGTGGGACATATCTCGACAGCATCGAGGTCGAGGAGACGATCGAGCACTTCCCGCGCGCCTTCGTCCGCAGATTTACGAAGGCACCGCCAGGCCGGCTCTATTTCGCATACGGGATCGGTGACAGCATGATGCCCACGATCCACGACAGCGATATGCTGCTGATCGATACCAGTAAGGACGCGATGCGCATGAACGATCGTGTCTGGGCGCTCGTCGAGGGGGATATCGGCATGGTCAAACGGCTGCGCGCCCATAACGGCCAGCTAGAGATCATCTCCGACAACGACGCCGTCCCGAACTACACCGTCGATCCCGACGATGTCCGCATCATCGGCCAGGTTGTCGCCCGGATCGGGCGCCTCTAAGGTTCGCCAATGACGCGAGAGCAAGGTCAGCTGGCAACCATTCGCGACGGGCTCCGCTCGCTCGGCATCGGATGGTGGGCGCGGCTCGCATTCGTGGCCTTGCTGGCCTTCGTCGCTCTTCGCCTCTGTAGCGCGATCGATCTGCCCACGGAAGGGTCAGACGATCTCGCCGTCGAAGACCGAACGCTCACCGATATTCTCGACCAAGCAATCTCGCCGACCGAGGTCAGCATCGAAGACTTGGTAGGGGCATATGATGCCAACGAGGCGCGCGCGCAGAACGAATTCGGCGGGCGGTGGCTACTCGTCGAAGGAACCATCGACGCGATCGAGCTCGACTATGCCG